CTGGTCGCCAACGTCGTGCAGGAGGGGTTCGGTCTCGATGTCACGACCTCGAGCACAGACCTAAACGAACATCTAAAGGGTAAGTGGCAAGAATGGGCGTCTAATCCCGATCAGTGTCACAGTGAGCGAGAACTGACGTTCCAGCAGATGGAGCGGTTGTGTCTCTCGACCGTTATCGTTGACGGCGACGTGATATCCCTGCAGTTGCAGGAGGGGTCGCTGCAATGGATTGAGGCGCATCGTCTCCGAACGCCGACAGGCACGAATCGCAACGTCGTTCACGGCGTCCTGGTGGATGATATTACGAAGGAACGCAAAGAATACTGGATCACCAAGGAGGATGTCGGATTAGCACCCGTCAAGCTGGTTCGTGAGATCAAGCGGATGCCGGCGCGCGACGACGACGGCGAACGATTCGTGAACCACATTTCGGACACCACTCGGTTTTCGCAGACGCGAGGCGTGTCGTGTCTAGCGCCTGTGACTGACACGGTCGGAATGCACGACGACCTGCAGTTCGCCACGTTAGTCAAAGCACAGATGGCAGCGTTGATCACGATCTTCCGCGAACGAGAGCTGGGATATCAGTCTGTTGCAGACGCAGCGACGGGGGACATCGACACCGAAACGGTAGGTAGTTACGTCAAGACCATCGAGGGAATTTCGGCCGGTCTCGAATTCGGCGGTGCCCCCGGTGAAAAGCTGAAGGGATTCTCCCCGGAGATACCCAGCGAAACGTTCGTTGAGCACGCGATGCTAATTCTTACGTTCATCGCCATCAATCTAGATTTACCTGTCGCAGTCTTGCTATTGGATCCCAGCGAGACGAACTTTTCTGGCTGGAGAGGTGCAGTCGACCAGGCAAGGCTGCGATTTCGACAGATTCAACGGTGGTACAGCGACGCCTTTCACACACCGACTTACCGGTGGAAGGTCTTGCAATGGATCGACGAGGATCCGGTTGTTAAGCAAGCATTCGCATCAGGAATCGATGTCTTCTCCCATGCGTGGCACCGTCCGGGCTGGCCGTACATCGAACCACTGAAGGATGCCCAGGCCGATGCCTTACAGCAGGAAGAGTTATTGACTTCGCCTCGGAGAATCCAGGCTGCCCGCGGCCGGGACTGGGAAGAAGTCTACCACGAAATCATCGAGGACAATACCAATCTAATCACCGCTGCTGCGGCCGCTGCGACACGACTGCAGGGACAGGGCATCGACATCGAATGGCGCGATGTGCTTAATCCAACGGTCAAGATGGAGCGGAGGTCATCCGAGACGGAAACGGTGGAGGGTGACAACGGTACTACAAAACGAACCAAAGGCGAGAGGGCACGACTCAATGCGCCTACCGTCCCGCATTTACCCTCTCGCCTCAATGGCAACTCGGAGGCGAACTGATGGAATTCCAACTGACTGACGCGCACCTCGTTCCCCACCTGGATCAGTATTTCGGTACATGGGCGATGAGCGAACGTCACTTTCTGGCGCTCGCCGAACAGGCAACTCGCGTGGACATCCGTGTTCACATGCAGGAACAATCTGCCAAGGAGGCGAAGGCCGAAATAGAAGCTCGAGACGGTGAACCTTCCAAGTCGTTCCAGTTCGACGAAGGTCTCGCTGTCATTGAGTTAAACGGTTCGCTAATGAAGCACGCCTCCAGTTTCAGCGGTGGCACGTCCACGATTAAGGCACGTCAGAAACTGCGAGCAGCACGGAAGGACAGTGACGTCCGCGGCGTGATGATCAAAATCGATTCACCCGGCGGAACGGTCGCTGGCACCAAGGAATTGGCTGACGAGGTGTCCGCGCTGGCGGAAAGCAAACCGACTCACGCCTTCATTGAAGACCTCGGCGCGTCCGCTGCGTTTTGGGTGGCAAGCCAAGCATCACACATTTCCGCAAACCAGACAGGTCTGGTCGGATCGATCGGCACGTTCGGTGTCGTTGTCGACTCATCCGCGATGGCGGCTGCGAACGGCATTAAGGTGCATGTGATTCGCGCCGGCGAATTTAAAGGCGTTGGCACACCGGGGACCGAGGTGACCGCTGAGCAACTCGACCATCACCAGGAAATCATCAACGAGCTGAACGAACTGTTTCTCACCGCGGTATCGACGGGGCGTGGAATGCCCATCGACCAGATTCGTTTGATCGCCGATGGCAGGGCGCATGTTGCCAAGACAGCACAGGCGATGGGCCTGGTTGACCAAGTCGAAACTTTCGAGCAAGCGATGTCAGCGTTGGATGCCGTCGCGACCCTTAACACAAGGAACCCAAGAATGTCAGCTGCAACCTACGAAGAAATTAAATCTGAATGTGCCGGTGCCAATGCTGAGTTTATCGTCGGCGAACTCGATCAAAAATCGACCGTCGAAGAGTCGAGACAAAACTGGATGGCGAGCCAACAGTTGGAACTGGAACAAACGAGCGCGAAGCTCGCAAAGGCACTCGAGGCGAACAAGACCACACCCCCTGCCGCGACGTCTCGTCGTGGAGTTGAACCAGTGTCGAGCACGGACGGTCGCAGGGACAAGACGACACCGGGCGGAACCGGCAGCGCACGGCAAGAGTTCGCGAACCTTGTGGGGCAGAGGATGAGTGACCGAGGCGTTGCTCGTCATGAGGCGCACAAGCAAATCTGCCGTGAGTTCCCGGACCTTCGCATCGACATGGTCAATGAAGAAAACGAGGCACTGGGACGCCCACCGCTCACCTAGTACCTGATCACAACCCGAGCCTATAATCACCCTATCTTGGAGACATAGACATGTCGCAACAAAACGATTCAGGATTTAAAGACTTCGAAGCCGATGCGGCTGTCGAGTTGTACGACCGCGTCAAAATGGATGCCGATGGCAAGATCACAAAGGCTGGTCTTACCGACAAATCCATCGGAACCGCTACGCGAGCGGCGTTAGCCGCAGGTGAGCGGATCACAATCAAACTGCGGTCGGCACCTGGCACCCATAAGGTGCGTGTCAGTGAAGCGGTCGCAGCAGGTGCGATTCTTTACAGCGAGGCCGATGGAGAAGTGCAGGACACGGCGCAAGCCACTTCGTTCATGGAAGGAACGGCACTGGAAGCGTCGGCAGCCGCCAATGACGTTATCGAGTTTCTCTACAACAACGCGGGTGATACCGCTGCGTCGTAATCCCGCCTCTATGCACCTGGGTTTAACACAACACGTACTAGCAGCGTAGGGGAGAACAGGATGTCGGCATGCCGTCTCCATCAACAAGTATCGCGACTCGCCGATCGGATCTCGGCGGATCGTTCGAAGAGTTTGACGTACTCATGGCGAATCAGGGGTTCATCGCGACGAAATGCCTTCCGATGTTGGAAGCTGCCGTCCAGGCTGGAACCTTTGGGAAAATCCCCGTCGAGCAGATGCTGCAAAAGGCCACCACTAACCGGTCGCCTGGCGCTGGCTACAATCGCGGGAACTGGACCTTCACCTCTGACACCTTCGCCACCGTCGAGCACGGGTGGGAAGAGCCAATCGATGACCGCGAAGCGGCAATGTGGGGCGACTTCCTCAACGCAGAAGAACTGTCGACCGCTCGAGCGCTTGGCATCGTCCTGCGTGCCGCGGAAGAGCGTACTGCTGACTTGTTGTTCAACGCAACAACTTTCTCGGCCGCCGTCTCAGCGGTCAATTGGGCGACGACTGCCAGCAGCACGCCGATCGCTGACATCGAAACGGCCGTACGTGCGGTATGGGCGAGAACTGGCATTTGGCCAGACACTCTCGTTCTAGGGCGACATGCGTTTCGGAATTTACGTCTAACGACGCAGATTATCGATCGAATCGCTGCGTCGGGAGCGGGCGATCGTAATCGCGCAACCGATGTGACGAGCGCGCATCTGTCGGCGGTGTTCGACTTGCCGAAAATCTTCGTGGCTGGATCTGCCGAGAATTCGGCGAACGAAGGTCAGACTGCCAGCATCGGATCCATCTGGTCCCAGACCTACGCGATGGTGATGAAGACTGCTGACACGGATGACATTCGCGAACCGTGCATCGGTCGAACCATTCGCTGGAACGAACCAACTGATGGAGGAAGTATTTTCATCGATGGATCGCACCCGGTGAATGTGGAAACCTACCGAGACGAAACCGTTCGCGGTAACGTCGCGCGGGTTCGTCATGATGTCCATGAGAAGCTCATCTATACGGAGATCGCCGAGCTGATCGACATCACTGGACCATAAACCATAACCTCGGTGAAGTAACTATCCCATCAGGGAATCCAGGAGATGCTGATGCGAGTGATATTAAACCGTCCGGTCAACACCAGGGCGTTTAATGGTGTACCGGGACAACCGATCGCCGAAGTGGAACTGGTTGACGGATGCACGTTCAACCAGTTCCGCGACGCGCTGCGCACGGGGATCGCTGGACCGGAACCCAAGACGCCAGTGGCTGCGAGTGTTGCACCGGCACAGGAAATGACGCCCAGCCAAGAAGTGCCAGTGGTAGAAGAGCCAGGCGAAGTGGAGGATGAGTGAGTATTACTCCAGCGTTGAACTCAGCAATGGCCTTTGCGGCCGAGGCACTGGTCGGGCAATTCGGCGTAACGGTCCAGTATTTCCGGAGCGGATCGCCGACCGAGACATTTTCGTTTTTCCAGGACATTTCACACTTCGAATTCGTCAACGTGAGAGGAAAGACGACTAACTGGCGAACGAAGCAATTCGTCACGAAGCGTCAGAGTTTCCTCATTGATGGATCAATAACCGAACCGGTTTTGAACGATTATTTCTTCTACCTTGACCCGGCCGGCAGGTTGCAGACGTTCGATGTACAACCGTTATTTGAAGAACTGTTATTTGATATAGACGCGACAGAACACTTCCTGCTTATCAACGGTCGACTGCGGAGCACCTGATGGTTACGGTCGTCGCAAAGAAGTTCCTGTTAAACCGAGCGCATATCCTGCGAAGGGTGCGTCGCGCGAAGGAGCGAGAGTTAAAGAAGATTGGCGGATTCGCCAGGACGACGGAACGACGGTTGTTTCGCAGGCCCGGCAAGAGATCCAAGTCGAACACGTCGAAGCCTGGTAGTCCGCCAAAACACCACACGAAACTGAAGAACACGGTGTTCTTCGCCGTGGACGTGGATGGCGACTGGATGGTGATTGGTCCCAAGTGGGAACCGACACAAAGTCAGACGATCCCCGCACCACAACTACTTAACGAAGGCGGCACCGTCCGAATCATCAGCGACCGCAAAAACAAGAAATATCGCGTGTCGATCTATAAGCCCAGACCGTACCGCAAAAAGATGATTGAGATATTGTTAGCGAAGAAGAAAATCCCCCAACGATTCAAGAATTCAATCAGACCTTACTGAGGTGAGCGATGCGTCAGTCACCAGAAATCCAGCGATTAGCTACGGTCTCACTAAACACAGCCGTTGGTACGACCGCGGCGATCGAATACGCCAACTCGCGAGGCGGAACAATTTACATCGCGTCAGGACTCACGTCGCTGACGTTTCACGTATCACCCACAGTCGGTGGCACATATCGCGCGGCGTACGACGAATTTAATGTTGCCGTAACGATGACTGTCGTGTCGCCGGGAGCATACCCGATCCCAGCGGCGCTATTCGGCGCGGGTGCGATTAAGATCGTGTCCAATGCGGCAGCGGACGTGGACATCACCCTCAAAGGTTGAAATTATGGCAGACTTGTCAGTGACAGCGGCGAGTGTCGCGAAGGTTGCTGGTGCGGTAACCATAACTGGAACCGCAGGAGAGGCGATCACGGCCGGCCAAGCAGTGTATGTGAGCGGCACCTCGTATTTTCTCTGTGATGCGAATTTTGCCGCGAAGGACGACTGTGTCGGAATCGCACTGGACAATGCTGCACTAGGCCAGCCGGTTACGGTGCAGACTAGCGGAGAAATCAATTGTGGATCAAGCCCGGTGGTGGGCACTGTGTACTGCGTCAGTGTAAATCCTGGAGCCATAGCAGATCACGCTGACCTCGTTACTGGAAACCGTGTCACTGTCATTGGTGTCGGCGTAAGCGGGACGAACCTTGCTCTCATATTTAAGACTACTGGCATCACGATTGATCCCTAGTAGATGACACATTCAACATAAAGGAACATCGCATGGCCCTCACAGGATTAGACGCCATCCTCTATCACAACACCGGGTCTTTCGGATCGCCAGTCTGGGATGCTGTGACCAATTGCCGAGACGCAACGCTCAATATTGAGGTCGGTGAAGCGGACGCCAGCCGCCGTGGTGCCGTCTGGTCACAACGGGTGCCGACGTTAATCGACGCGACGATCGATTTCTCCATGGTCTGGGAGGAGGCGGATGCAGACTTTACGGTTTTTCGCACAGCTGCACTTG